ACTGGTAGGGACTATATTGGTAGAAAATATTTCTGGAGTTTCCGAACACCGAAGGGAAAATCTAGAAAAGTTAAATCGGAGTCTGATTGGAAAAAATACTATGGATCATGCCCAGAACTCAAAGAAGATGTAGACAAATATGGTAGGGAGAATTTTACGCGCACTATTTTATCATTACATAAAACAAAGGGCAAAACTAACTTCGAAGAAACCCGACAACTCTTCGCCCACAACGTCCTCACCGAGTCCCTTGACAACGGAACCCCAGCCTACTACAATAGCAACATCCTCAACAGATACTTCCGAAAAGATTATTATGGAAACAGAGATTGAAAGTGAACCTGTAGCGTTAGTTCGTGAGTGGGCAATCAACAAGATTGAACTTCTTCATGAAGCAGATCGACACAAGAATGCTCAGGCACTTCTTGCTGAGTTTGAAGAATGGATTAATCTCCCAGAAGGGACGGAAGAACTTGAGTATCTTTGTCTGGAAGATGAAGATTGGACAGATGATCAAGAGATTGATGTTCGGTAAACCAACCTCTTGACAAATTCTAAATATTAACTTATTATGTTAAGATTCACAACTAAGTGAATCTTTTTTATTATGAGAATTTGAGTTTGATTTAGAGCCGTGGGCGCTGCCCCTGAGAAGGGGAACTTCTCCTTTGCCTATACGGATGTAGAGTTCAATTAAAACTAGTGCAAAATTTCTTTACAGTAGCCCTGCCTCTCCTGGCAACGGTTACAACCAGTACGGCATCACTGCCATTCGTCAACTACAAGATGCAAGGTCCTCCACCACCAGTGGAACCAACAACCAAACCATTTGCCGTTATCAAAGAGTTTGATCTTGTAGATGAAAAGAAGACAGCAATCCGCGAGGTTGCGCCAGCAAAGCCAAAAGAGTTAAGGCTAATTTGTAAAGGGTGTAATGAACATGAGAATGCTACCCTGGCATTTTTCCAGGATCGTGGTATTAAAGACAGAAACGCCCTTGCTACCATTATGGGCAATATTCGTCAGGAATCTACTTTTATTCCTAACATTTGCGAAGGTGGTAGCAGAACCAGTTGGAGTAACTGCGGTGGCGGTTACGGACTGATTCAATGGACATCTGCCAATCGTTATTATGGATTGGGTGATTTTGCTAAGAAGTTTGGTGGTTCTCCATCATCACTTCACACGCAACTTCGTTATCTAACGAATGAAGTCCAATGGCAACAGATTGAAGACAGGATGAAAACTCCTGGTAAGTCTATTGATCGTTACATGGACTATGCGTATAGTTGGATTGGTTGGGGGCATCATGGCGCCCGTACATCATATGCACATGATTATGCTTCCAAACTGATCAAGGTAGAAGTTTGATACAATAAAATAATTAAGGGGTGGGTAAAGGTACTCACCCCTTTTTTAGTGTCTTGACACACCCCCACGAAATCAATATAATTACCTTTGTGGAGGTTGATAAGATAAATACTAAGTAAGCTTAAAGATTCTCTATGGATAATCTTCCAGATGAGAAAGGTGCCTTAGATATAATAGCAAAGAGTGGATACTTAAAGGTTGAGAATGAAGACCTAAGTATTTCTCTTGAGTCTCATAATCAAGTCAATATCCAACCAAAAGGAAGTATATTTGGTGCTAAGGTTAAAGTAGAAGAAGACGGTTCTATTACTCCTACTTTGACTTTTGATACTAAAAAACTCAGAGAACCTAAAAAGAATATAGATACTGAACAGATGTTAGATGATGCTTTAGAGGAGTATTGGAATGAGCAAGTTTAATATCTTTGAGTTTAAAAGAGGAAAGGAAAAGAAACCCCTTAAGGAATGGATTAAGATCGGAGCAATACTTCATCTGACTTTAGATACCGTTTCATTAATACCTGGTGTAGATAAAAGAAAAGCATTTAATGTGTTAGATGAATTTCAACAAAAAATGGGAATAGATGCTTTAAATGATTATATAATTCAAGATGATGAACTAGTTTCATATCGTATACATAGAGTGATTGATAAGGCAATCGAAGAATATAAAAAGGATGTTTAGACTCTTTGAAATTAGAGATGGAAAGTTTACAACTCTCCCTGACATTAAAGCAAAAAGATTTAAAGACTTTATTCTGAGTTCAGTTATTGTATTGGTGATTGCTTCAGTAGCATCTTTATTGAGAATTGATGAAAAGCATCTTTGGAAGATTTACAATCTAATCATTCAGCATTTCAATCTAGGTAGTGATAGTCCTAAATTAGATAATGAAAAAGAATTAGAAGCAAGAGTTGAATTAGAAGTAGATAGAGCACTCAGAGAAGCAGAAGATGAGTATAATAGAATTATCAGAGAAGCAGATATGAAATATGCTCCAAGATATGTTGAAGAGGAAAATGATGAGGCATTATGCTATACGCCAGAATGTAAGGCATTAGCACCACCAATGCGAATATGTTCTGTATGGGACCCTACTTGCCCGACCACTGCTCCAACCGTCACAGAGGGGTTGACTGGGGGTTCTGAGGGTGGTATTATTAAAGAGTCGGTGGGAGACAAACCACCACGAGAACCTGGAAAATTTAGATTCTAATCGGGTAGGTGTCCGAGTGGTTAATGGAGGCGGACTGTAAATCCGCTGGCTCTGCCTACGGGGGTTCAAATCCCTCCCTGCCCATTGCCGTGGTTCAAAACTTGAGATAAGATGCAGTGGGGCGCTTATCAAAGAGTTTTGATTTAGATTCACAACCACACGGCATCACTTGACAATCTGAGGTTGATGCTTTATGATTGTTTTGTTCGGGAATATAGCTTAATGGTTAGAGCGCCCTGCTTATAACGGGGTAGTCTGGGTTCAACTCCCAGTATTCCTATAGGGTACAACAAGGAACGTTGTATTAAATGAAGGGTCCCCTCTGCTGAATCGTAGATTATCGTGGTCAGACACCCTCGCCCAAAAATGCTCCTTTAGCAATCTGGTGAATGCAGCGAACTCATAATTCGCCTGAGGCGTGTTCGATCCACGCAAGGAGCACCTAAGGGGCGGTGGTGGAAGTGGTAGACACACCAGACTTAAAATCTGTTGGGAGCAATCCCGTGGGGGTTCAAGTCCCCCTCGCCCTACTTGACAATCAAATCCCTATCTGATATGATATGGGAGTTGAGAAATCAACTGCGGCACTCCCCTTTAGTAGGTTCAGGAGTGGCGGCGATAGGAACCTACTTTATGACTCAGTAGCTCAGTTGGATAGAGCATCTGCCTTCTAAGCAGTTGGTCGGGGGTTCAAGTCCCTCCTGAGTCGTTGGAGTTTATCTCCACATTCCACAATAGCTCAGCGGTAGAGTCGGTGACTGTTAATCACTTGGTCCCTGGTTCGAATCCAGGTTGTGGAGTTGACAATCAGACCTAAATGGTTTAGAATTGTCCCACATAATAGTTTCTTAAAAAATGAATCTGACAAAAACTCAAAAAATTATTGGTGGCGTTACAGCAGGAGTTGTAGTTCTTGTTGGAGGTGTTGCAGGATTTTTTGCTAAAGTTCAACACGATGAAAATGTAAAAAAGGAAGCAGCACGACTTGCATATGAAAATCGTGCTATTGTAGAGGAAGACTGTATTATGAATGGATACGGTCAAGGTAATTGTAATTTTACAAACATTGGTAGAACTACAGGAGCACTTTGTGGAGTTATTCAGGTTGATGGACCTGGCACCGTAACTTCAAGTAAGTTTTGTTCTGGTCCAGTTCAACCACAATCTACAGAAAAAGTAGAGTTCAATATTCCTCAAGTAGATGAACTCTGTGATAATGGATTTGAATCTTGGACTGAAAAGTGCAGTTTCACTTTTGTTCCCAATGAACCTGTTGTAAAATCTGGTCCTGTTGTTTGATATTGTTGACAATCAGACCTAAATGGGTTATGATTGTCTCATTGCGAAATTGGTGTAGTGGTAACATCCCATCCTTCCAAGTTGGTGTCACGGGTTCGAATCCCGTATTTCGCTTACATAAATACTTAGAAAAGTATAATGGAAACCCTTTACAAGTTACTTTCTGATACTCAAGCAAGTCTTTTTGTTCTTTTTCAAAAGACTTGGGTATATCATTGGAATGTAGTTGGTCCTAACTTTAAAGAGTTCCATGATTTATTTGGTGCTCATTATGAAGCAATGTTTGAACAAGTAGATCGTCTCACTGAGCATATGAGATATCTAAATATTAAACCAGTTCCTACTTTAACTAGAATTACTGAGGTATCTCACGTTAAAGAGGCAAATAGTGCTCTAGATGCTATGGGAATGGTGAATGATCTAATTGCTGGTCATGAAAAGATCGTAGAACTTCTTGGTCAAGTTGCCGAAGAAGCAGAAGCACAAAAGTCAAGAGGAACCACAAACCTTGTTGATGACTTAAATGAAGAGCATGGTAAATTTATTTGGATGTTAAGATCGTTTACACAATGAAGAAAAAAACTTTTAATAAACTTATTCAAAAACCACTGAGGTTTCATCATCAAGATATTCACGAGGAACTTGATAGTATTAAAATAGAATTAGCAGAGATTAGGAGATTGTTGGAAAATGTTAATAGTGAGATGCCGAGATTGCAACAAAGAGATAACGGGGACAAATAAAACCCAAGTCTGTGGTTGTCCTAATATGATGACTGTAAAGGGTGATGGAGTTTCTGCTGTTGACTTAACTAGAGTTGTTATGGTAAACTCTACACAGAAAGAACAAAAGAATGTTCTGACTTCCCAGGATATTGCCTGGCAAGAAGCA